GCTGAAGAAAAGGCTGTTCAAGAAGCGAAAGAGATGGAGCAAAAAACTGTAATCGAAGCTGGATTGTCAGGCGCTGAAAGACTTATGGAAGATGTCGAAAAAAGAGTCAATGATAAGCATGAAGATTTAGGTAAAGTTGTAAAAGAACTTGAAGCTAAATTATCAGAGAAATCTGAAGAAATCATGAATATTAGAGAGTCAAAAAGAATTTTCCAAGATAGACAAGGTAAAGGCGACTGGAAGAAAGCTTTCGAAAATGATATTATAGATGCTAAATTTTTAGGTCTTGCAAACGGAAAAGGGTTTGATACTGATTTCAGTAAAGGACTTATGGAAAAAGTTAACGCACATTCAGGTGTTGGCGTTTCCTCAGCAGACTTTGAACAAGTAGTTTCAACAAATATCGAAAGAGATATTCAAAATGAATTGGTGTTAGCACCTCTATTTAGAGAGATACCAATGAATTCAGCAACTCAAATCATACCAATCATGCCAGATTCAGGTTATGCAGAGTTCACATCTAATCAAACTGCCAGTGGTTCATCACCGCATGGTAATTTGTCTCAGAGAGGTGATGCATACAACCCTGGTTCAGCAGGTGGTGTTGACTTGACAGAGAAAACTCTTTCAACTGTGAAATTAATTTCACAATCATACTTAGGTAATGAAACTGAAGAAGATGCGATTATGCCTGTACTTCCTTTAATTAGAGAGTCAATGGTAAGATCACACGCTAGAGCAATTGAAAATGCTATCTTAGCTGGTAACAACTCAGCTAACGGTGTATTCTCATCTGGTTCTTTTGACGGCTTAATTCAATTAGCTGCACAAGACGATAGTTCTGGTACTCACTCAACTGCATCAACAACTGCATTTGCAAGTGAATCTTTAACAGCAGCAGACTTACTAGCTATGAGAAAGAAAATGGGTAAATATGGTATTAATCCTGCAGACGTAGTTTATATTGTTAACCAACAAGAATACTACAACTTGCTAAGTGATGCTGAGTTCCAAGACGCTAACCTAGTTGGCGACATGGCTACTAAGCTATCAGGTGAAATCGGACAAGTGTTCGGTACAAGAATTCTTCTTTGTGATGAATTCGCATCACCTGCAGTAAGTAAAGTTCACGCAGCTTGTGTTTACACAAGAAACTATGTAATGCCTAGATTAAGAGGTGTAACCATCGAATCAGATTACGAAGTAGCAAACCAAAGAAGAGTCTTAGTGGCTTCACAAAGACTTGGTTTTACTGACCTAATTGACGGTGCAACATCTGTACACATTAGAAGTTACAAAGCTAGCTAATATTAGCAAATAAGGTTTCGTGGGGCGACCTAAAGTCCCACACTTTAATACTATGGCAGACTTAATAACAGTAACAGAATATAAAGACGCAGAAGGTCTCAGAGGCGAGAAGGATGACGACCGTCTAGCGGTTATTGTGCCACAAGTATCTGACCTAGTTAAAAAATATTGTGGAACAAGTTTTATAGACTTCTTTTCCACAGACAAAGTAGAAACTTTTTCAATCGAGGATAATATGACTTCAACGATAATAGTCAGCGAGAGTCCATTAACAGCAGTTGATAAAGTAGAAGAAAGAACAACATATGCAGAAACTTATAAAGAGTTAACTACAGGTAAATATGAATACTATGTAGACTTTGAAGCAGATGCAATTATTAGAACAAATGAAAATGGACAGACAAGACCATTTGCACAAGGAGTAGGAGCAGTAAGAGTAACATATAATGCTGGATTTGCTACTACACCTAAAGATTTACAACTAGCACTATTTGATTTAGTTAATTACTATATTAAAGACGAGCATAAAGAAAGAAGAACACTTGGTGGAGCAACTTTACAAAACCAAGGAACTGCAGGAATTAGAACTTCCACAGACTTTCCAGACCATATCAAAAGAGTACTGGATTTGTACAAAGTGGTTATATAATGGCGATAGGAGCTATTAAAAGAGACTTAGAAAATAGATTTCAACAGGAGATAAAAGGTCTTGCTGTAAATGAATTACATAAAAATAAAACAGAATGTTTATCATTTGACAAAGCGAATGTAGAAGATTATTATGAATATTTTATAGAATCATGTAAAGACCAACATAATATATCAGCAAACGGAAGTGCTTCTGCAGCAGCAGAAATGATGCTACAAGAGTTAGAGAGAAAGGTAAATAATTCTCCTGGTCCTATATCAGCTATTAGAGATGGTGATAAGTTAGAGATAGTATATGTTATAACTACTCAGACTCCAAGTTATTTTCGTCAAATAGCAACGAAATATAATCAGGGTGACGCAAATAAAAATAAAATTCCAGCAGGGAAAAAAATTGGAGATATTAAAGGATTTAAAACAGCTACTACTGGTATTAGAAAAAAGATATCAAATGCAAAAAACCACGGAAGGCTAGCATTAAATATAGAAGAAGATTTTAATAGATTATCGACAAAGGAAAAAGGAAGATTGTCTGGTACTATGTTTGGACATCATGGAGGTAAAGATTCCCCCATTATAACTAAAGGAAGAAGAGTACATGTCCCCCAAGAATATACAGGCAAAATAGGTGGTGCATACTTGCGCGAAACCAACTTTGAGAGTGAGAATCCTATTACTACTAAAGGTATGTTAAGAGGAAGAGACGTTGTTAATAAAGATTTACAACCTATGAGTATAGACCAGTTATTTGATGAAACAAATTCAGTAGTTACTGACGATATGTTAGCTAGAGTTATAAAAACAGATTTATCTAAGTGGTTTGATGCAATGTTACGATTTGATAATCTTCCAGGCAAAAGAACTGCTACTTCAAGTGGCAGTAAAGGTCAAATAATTAGTATGACCAAAACTATTTTTGTAGACTTTGCACTAGGTAGCGGACCAAAAGGTGGAGATTTCACTGCCGCTATGAAAGAATGGGACGCAGGGAAAAAGAATAAGTTAAATGAAACTATTAATAAAGCACTAGATAATACAGAGATAAAAATTATTGAAGCGGTAATGAAAAAACAGTTAAAAAATAACGAAGCTCTTAACTTAATTAAAATGAAAGGTAGCCCTTCCATACTAGATAAAGTTTTAGTAGAATCACCAAAAACAATAATACAAAGTATGTTCCCTCATAAAACTAAACCTGATATGAGGTTCAAAGTAAATAAACAGTTAGCAAAAAATGCTAGTAGATTAAAACTTAAAAAAGGAAGAGCAGAACTTAAAAAAGCACTTTCTAATGGAGCAGTTGCAGTTAAAGGCGGTAGAAAAGTTCCAAAATACCAAAAGAAAAATAAGAGAGTTACTAGTAATGTAGAACAAAAAGCGGGAGCAAATCCTATGGCATTGAGAAATTTAATTAATGCAGCTTTACCACAAATGGTTGCGGCTCAAATGACATCTCCTAGACTAAGATTTAGAACAGGTAGATTGGCTAACTCTGTAAGAGTAGATAATATAACACAAGGGCCAAGAGGTGGAAATACTTTAATTGAAACTAGCTACGCTACAGACCCTTATGGAACATATGCTCCAGGAGGCAAAAAGTTTACAAGGGATAGAGACCCTGAAAGATTAGTAAAACAATCAGTTAGAGCAATAGCTACTGGAATAGTAGGAGCAAGATTTAATATAAAGGTGGATAGATAATGGACTCGTCACTAGCAAGGAAACATACCACGCGTCGTCGAGCAATCGTTGAAGCCTTATCTGAAAAAATGGAAGGAATAAATGGTAGTGCACCTTTTAGAACTTCAATAGCTAAGGTAGAAAGAAGATTAAAATTTTGGGACGAAGTTGATGAATTTCCTTGTATTCATGTAGGAGCAGGGGCAGAAACTCGTCAATATGAAGGCGGTGGTTTTAGATTTAGATTTTTAAGTTTAACAGTTCGATGTTATGTTAGCGATGACGACGATGTCATTTTAGCACTCGAAGAATTGTTAGAAGATGTTGAAAGTGTACTAGAGGATAATGATCCACTGGTTTACACAGATTCAACAGGAGCATCTCAGTCTACAGCACAAACAACAATTATTGCTGTAGATACAGATGAAGGCGTAT